GCTATCGATGCCGCCAACGAGATCTACAAGTGGGTTAAAGAGCAGCCTTAATCAAAGCCTTAACTTCTTCGTAAGATTCTTGAGCGTTAATAAAGATGTCCCCCTTGGACGACGGCGCTGTGAGTGTAATGCGCGTACGGCCGTCTTTTATAGTGTACAGACAACTGATAGTGTTAACATTCACAAGAAATTTGCCATTTTCTGTTGAAACTTCAATAATTTTTTTCATGGTGATAATTTTTAAAATTCGACAATGGCAAAAATAGAAATAAAAAGTAAGGAGCGCGTCTTTCAGAATAAAATAGAATAGTAATGAACAAAAATATAATCATAAAGAAAGAGAAGCCTATCTGTCAGTTAGATGGGCTTCCGGGAGTAAAAAGACGTAAGGTTGATGCGTATAGTATCAATAATACAAGTGACATTGAATCAACCATCGAACTGGGATATGCGTGTACTTCTGCCGGAGATAATGGAGCTATAAATGTTTGGAAGGATGATGCAGGAATTATTCGCGGTGAATTAATGCGGTACTGTGTAACTGTTGAAAAAAGAACGTTTACCAGCTATGCAGAAGTGGAAAAATGCGTTAGTGATTGGCTTGAAAGGATTAACCCATAACCTTTATTGTAATGAACACAGAAAGAACTTTATATGAAATTGAAGTAGCTCTATCTAAAAGTGATGCTTTCAACTTTGTACGAAATATCATAGCTTTTAATGTAAATGGTATGAGTGATAGTTTAAGTATCTGGCACGAATGCGATATGCTCGTCTTATCAAAGTCCGGTTATCTCACAGAGATTGAAATTAAGCGTAGTTGGGCTGATTTTCTTGCTGATTTCAAGAAAAG